TTGCTGTCCACGACGCCCTGGAACGCCTGCCGGATGCCGCCGCCGACCTCGTCGGCCGTGGGAGCCGCAGCGTCCGCTGCGCGACCTGCCGCGCGTGTCGCCGCACGGTCGGCCGCATCCCCGACGTCGCCGATGAATTTCTGCGCGGCTTCCTCGATACGGGGACCGCCAATTGGCGACTGCCGTCCGGCCTGTGCGATGCCCTGCACCGCCTTGTTCTCTGTCGCGAGAAAGCGGGGCACGGCCACGCCTGCATCCTCGCCGGCCGCAACGATGTCGCTCGGGGCTGCCGCGATGGGGGCCCGGGCCCCTTGGGCGAACTTGCCCGCGATGGCCCCGCCCGCCGCGCCGAGTGCGCCGCCGAGGACGGCACCGCCGGCCGCACCACCGAGAGCCGCGCCGGGCATCTCCTGCATCGTGTTGGCATCGCCCGCGCCCTGCGCCGCCCCCATGGCCGCGCCGGATGCAGCCCCGCGCGCCGCGCCTGCCGCCAGCCCGACGCCCGACATGGCGCCCGCGGCCGGCAGCGTCGAGACGATCGAGCCGCCGACCTGCGCTCCGCCATACGTCCAGGGGTTCTGCTCCTGCGCCGCGGCGTTGCCCTGCCGGATGCGGTCGCGAAGGGCCGTGTATTTCTTCACCGCCTCCTGATCGCCGCCGAGCGCGCGGATGGCCTCGCCGGGCGTCATTTGCAGGACGGACGCGATCTCGTCACCCCAGCCGAACGTCGAGCCCTGGCCGAAGCCGCGCAGCGCCGCCTCGCCCTGTCCGACCTGCGGGCCCGCGGGCTTGTCGCCGCCGCCGAGCACCGAGTTGATCGCCTCCTGCGCCTGCGCGTCGGTGTCGGCCTGGATGCGGTACTTGCCGCCGTCCGGCGCGGTGATCTCATAGGTCGCCATCAGTCGATCCTTGTGATCGTCGCGCCGCTGGAATGCTTCACCGACTGGCCCTTGTCGGGCAGCCCGTTGAACTTGGGCGCCGACCCGCCCGCCCAGGTCTGGGGCGGCTTGTAGTTCGGGCCGGCCGAGGTCATGACACCCTGCGTCGCCACCTCGCGCGCGGCGCGCTTCTGCGCGATGACCTCGGGCGGATCGCCCGGCTGCGGGAAATACTGCTTGCGGGCGTTCTCGAACTCGGCCGGGGAGATGGCCGCGCCGCTTTCACGCCGCAGCACGGCGTTGACGAAGTCGCGCTCGGCCTGTTCGACGGTCTGCCGCTTCTCCGACTTGATCCACGCCGGGGCATAGTCGCCGAGCGCGTCGTTGACGTTGCCGCCAATACGCCCCGTCCCCGTGTTCACGTCCTCGTTCTGCGAAATGATCTCGTGCGTCCGGGCCATGCGGTTGGCGAAGCCCGCCGCCTTGTTCTGCTCGTCGTTGTTCTTGCCGGGCATGGCGTAGGGATTGCGCTGGCCTGCGGTCTGCGGGCCCGGGAGAGGCCGCCCCGTGTAAGGATCGAGCGCCTGGCCGTCCGGCGCCACGCGCACGGTCTGCTTCGAGCCGTCCGGGTTCTCCAGCGTCTCGAACTTGGGCGCCGGGGTCAGGCCGAGCTTCTGCTGATAGATCTTCTGCCGCGTCGCCGGATCGGTGATGCCCGCCGCGTCCAACTGCCGGTCGAGTTCTTCCTTCTCGGCCGGAAGGCCGGCGACGGGTTCCGCCGGGCGCCCGTCATTGTAGATGCGGAACGCCTGCCCGTTGCGCTGTACGACCTGCCCGGGGTCCATCTGCTGCGGCAGGTCGGAAACGATCTGCGCCGTGCCGTTCTTGAAAACGCGGTAGGTCTTGCCGTTGCGCTCGATCAACTGGCCCTGATCGGGGTTGATCATCTTTTCGTAGTCGGCCGACGCGAATTTTGAGGCGAGGTCGGGGTTTGCCATGACCAGCCCGCGCATGTTCTCGGGCAACTGGCTGGCGTACTGCTCTGCCGCCTTCTGCGCGCTCGCGTCCTTGAGACGCTTCGTGATGTCGATCTGGCGCTGGCGATCAAGGGCCGATCCCTGGTGCATCAACTGCGCCGCGTTGGCCCAGTTGTCGTAACCGTTCTTGCCCGACAGCATGCCCATGCCGAAGCCCATGAGGGCGTCGGAATTGTTCTGCAATCCACGACCGAACTGCCCGAGCAGGCTGGGGCTGGTGATCTGGCCCTCAGCGTCGGTGCCGTAGCCGAAGAGCCCGGAGAGAATGCCTGCCATTGCTTTGCCCCTCAGAACAGCTTGCCGAGAAGCCCGGCAATCGTCGAGCCAGCGCCAAGGGCTGACTGCACCGCGGACGGCTTCGTGATCGGCGTGTTGCTCGACGTGGTCTGCCCATAGGACGGGGTCGAATTGGCGATACCCGACAGCCAGGACAGGTCGTTCTTCTGCAACGGGCTGTTGATGCCGTAGCGCTGCAGGTTGGCATCCGCCGCGCCCTGGTTGCGCTGGTCATAGTAGTCGCCGACGCCCGCCATGCGCTCGAAGGGCGAATATATCTGGTCGGTGATCTGGCTGCCGTTCAGCGCCATGTTGCCGGCGCGGTTAAGACCTTGCCCGTATATATCAGCCAAAGACTGACCGGCTTGCATCTGTCTATTGAGACTATTTTCCCAGTTCGTGGACAGGATGTTGGCGTTGGCGATGCCGAGCTGGTTGCTGAGGACGCCCGTATGAGCGCCGGACCCGTACCGCCCGTTGGCGGACATGGCGCCGTTCACGCGGTCGGAAATCTGCGCGTTCATGGCGTCGATCTGCTGCTGAAGATACGGGTTGACCGTCTTCAGCCCGTCGCCGTTGGCCGTCGAGATGAGAGGCTGCAACTGCGCCCGCATCTCGTCCGAAAGGCCGTTTTGCCCGATGACGTTGTTGGCGTAGTTCAGGCCGGTGTTGCCGAGCAGGGACGCTTGCGGCGACTGCGCCGCGCCCATGATGCCGGCGAGCGCCTGTTGGCTCTGTGCCGACTGGTCCCCCTGGATCGCCCCGGTGTACGCCTGCGTCCCGCCGTTCTTGAGGTAATTCAGGCCGGTGGCGTTGGTATAATCGACGTTCGTGTCGGCAAACTTGTTCAGGTCGTTCGTCGTGCTTGACGTCGTCGTCGGCGACACCGTCTTCGGTTTCAGGAGGTTGGTCATAGTGTCCTCATCATCGTAACCTTGACGGGGCGATAACCGTGGGCGCGAAGGGGGGCCTCAAGGCCCCGGCGGCACGAAATGGTCATGGACGAGCATCCGAGCCGCTTCGCCATGCCGTGGATATCCTCGATAACGTGGAACCATGATTTCCAGCCACGCCCACCAACCCACAGAACCTCACCGCGCTTGCTGCCGTCCACGAGTTCGTCAACTTCAAAGCCGAAAGCGGCATGGAAGCGGTCTGACGTACCGATCATGACCACCATCGTCTGGCCCGTCAGGACGCGGTCAATGAAGACCTTGGCCGGGACGCCGTAACGCTCGGTGCAGCGGCGGACATGCGGAACCCATGCGTCGCCGAACTGGATCGCTTCGGATGACGTGAGGGGAAAGAGCCTCACAACCGGATGCCCGAAAACACGACGTAGCGATAGGACCGCGCGTTGCCGTTGTTCGGGTGCGTCACCACGAACGAGCCCTTCGCGGGCGTGACGTAGGTGGTCCCGAGCCCGTATTCTGTGGCCGTCGTGGCGTCCTTGGGCATCAGGAGAACGCAGGACCGGGCGCTGCAGCCGTAGAGCGTGACCGTCGTGGTCGCCGCCGACACCGTCACCGTAAAGTCGCCGATGAGCCGGGTAATGCCCTTTTCGACGCCGTCCAGTCGCTCTTCGATCCGCTTCAGGTCAACGGTTGTTTCCGTCTGCGTATTGCGCATGACGCGGCTGCTTGCCAGCCTGTCACTTGCATTCTTGGTGGGGCTTTCGGCGTCATCGGCCATCAGCGCGACCCGTCAGGTTTGGCATTGAACTCAATCCCTTGCGCATGGCTCCATGTCGCGCCGGCCGGGATCGTCATCTGGAAGCGGACGAGACGGCCTGCGGAGCGCGTTGAAGCCCACCCGGTTTCCTCTGCCGCCGCGGTCGCCCCGTAGACGGCGCTGTCCTGCAGCCTCTCGCGCATGCCGATCGAGACGGAGGCGGACGTGGCGTCGGTACGCAGATAGACTTGATTGATAAACCCGCGCGGGCCCGGGTTGACCACATGCATCTCGGCCGTTTCCATCGTCGCGGCGAGGTTGGAGCCGGACAGGAACGTCAGGTTCTTGTCGGTGCCGATGCACGCCATGGCGGGGCGACCGCCGAGATAGGCGCGGCTGTCAAAACTCACCGTCATCGCGTCAATGGAGCCCGAGAGGCTGTCGAGGCTGACACCCGGGGTCGCGGCTGGCGCAAAGACCTGCCCGGCCGTCTCGGCGTAGGTGAAGCGGTCCAGCGACCAATCGTAGATCAGGACCGTGTCATAGCTCGTGCTGCTCGATCCGGCGTAGAAGAACCAATAGATGATCGGCTGCACCGGATCGGCGACGCACAACACCTGATTGATCCGGGCCGTGTCGGAATTGGCGAGGAACCACTTGTTGATGCGCGAGGCGCCGAGCGGGACCAAGCCGTCTTGGCTGTACGAATAGAACCCATCTTCCGCGAGGAAGAAGACGACGCCCGCGACGGAGGTGTAGCCGTAGGGACTGATGCAGCCCTTGCCGTCCACGACACGCTCGAAGGTAAACACGTAGTCGCTGCCGGGCTGGAAGCGCATGCGGCGGACAGCGTATTCCTGAAGGACGTACCCAACCTCGCCGCCCGCGACACCCGCGACGCGGCCACCGTCGCCGAAGGTCTGGTAATCGGACAGGTTGGTGCCAACCGTCCAACCCGTGGGGTCGTTGATGGCGCTCCACTGGATACGGTAAGGATCGCTGGCGAGGTTCGACAGAACAAGGAAGTCTCCGACGACGGAGACTTGCCGAGCATTCGGCGGCGAGCCCGCGACGGCGGCGAAGTTCGCCCCTGCGTCCACGTCGATCCGCTGCAGTGCGTCATTGACGTTCGTCGCGTAAAGGTATGTCCCGAACTGCGCGAAACGCCAGAGTTCGGTGCTGGCGACGCCATAGTTGCCGCCGACCAAGCGCGAAACGTCAGTCCACGCCAAGCCGTTCAGCTTGTAGAGCTTCGTCGCCGAGCCGGCATAGACAGCCCAGCTTGCCGCCGTCGTGCGCGCCATGGACAGCCCGTAGGCGTTGGCCGCCATGGGCGTCGTCGTGTAGGTCTGCAGCGACGGAAACGGGCCGTAGCTGTTGGCCTTCGGAACCACGTTCTTGACGATACGGGCAAAGGTGGCGTCGAGATCGACCACATCCGGCCGCCACTCGGCAAAGCCCGCCATCATGGCGTGTAACTCCCATACGCCTGCATGGAGGCAGGAACCCGAGAGATGGCGTCGAGCGTGATGATCTGCGTCCGTATGTCGTCCTCGCGCGCCCGCCACGCCGAAGCGTCGTCATACTGTTTGACGTAGGCGTATGCCTCCACCAGCGTCCCGGCGAGGTAGAGGTCCGGATGCGCCGTCATCAGCCAGTTCGTCGTCGTCGAGGACAGGGCCGAGATCTTGGCGTAATAGAGCAGCGTCACCGTTTCGGTGTCGTCATAGTCGCCGATCTGGATCGTCGAGCCGCGGATCGTGTACTCGGTCGGAACGCCGGTCTGCAGCACCGGATAGCGTTCGGCGAACATGCCCGGCGCCACGTATTCGAGCTGCTGTAACGGGTCGCCGTTCCACACGAGCGACCGGCGCTCAAGGAAGTCTGTCGGCAGCGCCACGGCGCCCGAAACCGTCGTCAACGCCGTCGAGGTTTCCATCTGCCGCACGCGCATCAGACGGTTGTTGCGGGCCTCGAAGATCGCGACGAAGTCGGGAATGACGCCCGTCAGGTCCGAGCGAACGATCCAGTCGGCGACCGAAGCCAGGAGATCGCTATAGGTCGCAAGCGCCATCTTAGAACCTCTTGTCGGTGGCGCGCAGCCAGGCCCAATCGGGATCGCGCAGCTTGCGCTTCACCAGGGCGTTGAACTCCGGCGAAAAGAGGCGGATGGCGGAGTTGCCCCGCTGCCATTCCTCATTCAGCCAGCGCTCGATGATGACGTTAGGGATGTCGGCGATGTGCCGCCCCCAGTCCGAGCGTTGATCCTCGGACTGGAGGCGTTTGTTGCGCTCGATGATGTCCTCGACGTCCTGCACCCGGTTGACGGTCATGTTGCCGCCGTCGAAGTGCAGTTCGGTGCGGACGCTCATCGTCACATCACCAGTTCGGTGACGGAGAGCTTGCCGCCCGCCGTCTCCTGGATCACGGCCACCTTCTGGCCGGGGTTGACCTGCACCACCTCCACCCATGACGGAGGGAGGAGCGTGGAGGTCGCGACCGCCGTGGGGGTGCCGTCGCTGACGATGTACCGACACGCGGCCGTCGAGCAGAGGCGGATGCCGTAGGTCTGTGCGCCGAAGGCAGTCGAGGCGGCCGAAGACGCCCCGATCGCCACCTCCTGCGCCGCGCCGAGGCGTCCCGTCGCGAGAGGAGAGATGACCTGCGCCATGGCTCAGATCGACCGCTGATCGACGGTGATCGTGAAGTAGCCCGGCACCGAGGCGGCGTTGGCCGCACCGGCATTCGAGGTGAGGACCACCACGTCTCCGGCATCCACGATGTTGAGGCCGTTAGGCTGGATCGACACGACGCCCGTGTTGGCGGTCGTGCCGGCCGGGATGCTCATGGTCGTGTTCGACCCGTTGAGCTGCATCTGCGTCGCGTTGACCTTGGGCGTGATGACGGTCGGGCTTGTCGTCGGGGAGACGAGCGGCACGAAGCGGATGTCGATGACGCGGCCGCGCCCGTTGATGCAGACGGAGGGCGAGGCCGCCGCCGCCAACGACGCGGCGTAGGCCACGTAATAGACGATGTTGAGGGACTGCTGCGTCGGAAGGGCCATGAGCCTTCTCCAAAGAAAAAGGGCGCCCGGTGAGGGGCGCCCTGTTGTGGGGTCAGGCTGCCGGCCTTCGCCGCCAGCGTCTTGGTCGTTTGTTCACCGACTGCTCTGCGCTGGTCGCCCAACGGCAGTTGTCGGGGCTGTAGGGGCCATCGTTGTCAATGCGGTCGATGGAGTGCTCGGCCGAGGGCGGGTCGCCCATCGCGGCGTAGAACGCCTCGAAGGAATTGCGCCACTCGTCACAGACGAAGATGCCGCGCCCGCCCCAGTCCGAATACCGGGCATGGTTCGGGTTATGGCAGCGGTTTTTCATACCCTGCCACGCGCGGTAAACGTGCGTGTTGTGCATGCCGTGCTTGGGCTTCCAACGCTGACAGCCGCAGGAGCGAATATCGCCGCTGCGGAGCGCCGGGCCGCCCATGATGACCTGTCGGCCACACGAGCAATTACAGACCCACTGCGCGTGTTTGCGCTTCAGGTCGATCGGCGCTTTTTCCACGACGTACAGGGTGCCGACGACGGCTCCCGTGAGATCGATGTAGGGACGGGCCACTGCCACACTCCAAACCGCTGTTTTGCGAAATGGAGTGTAGCAGTTCAGGATTTCCCGTCTAGGCCAGAGCGTTATCAGGAAGTGGTATTATCGGCCACGAGACCGCTCGACTTTTCATTGCGAGCAACGAGAGCATATTCCGACAAGACCTGGCGCCTGTCGCTATCACCCGTCTTGGCGAGATCAATCTCAACCATGTTCCTTAAAAATGCTATAGCCCACATGTCGGGCTGGAGAACCAGCACGTCACGGGCGCGGACCTGGCGCGAGGGAACCACGTTCAGCGTGCCGAAGTCGCTCTCGTAAGCGGAAACCGCCGCCGTGATGCGCTTCGTGCTGGCCTGCTCCATGACGGTCGCGCGGCCGGTGAAGGTGGACATCACCTGCTTGTTGAACGCGCCGAGCATGATCGTGTCGGGCTTGCCGCCCGAGGTCCAGCAGGACTGGAGCACGGTCTTCAGGTTCGCCTCGGTGAAGGCACGCTGCGTGCCGTCTGTGCGGGTCGCGGCACCGTCGGCCGTGGCCGGGTCGGAACCCGCCTTCGACGTGTTGGTCTTCAGCCAGGACAGGATCGAGGCCGTGACACGAGCGGTCGTCGTGTTGCCGGCGTTCTTGGCCTGGTTGGTGCCCGACAGGATGGCGTCGAGGTCCAGCTTGAGGGCGAGGCCCTTGAGCATGGCCTGGTAGTCGAGTTCGTCGCCGCGGCCGGCCGAGCCAACCTTGCGCTGCGTGCCGGTGACGCGGGCGACCTTGTCCGAGATCTGGCAGATGTTGCCGAGGCGGACGGTGGCCGTGGTGGCGTCGGTCGTGGCGTCGTCACCTTCGAGCACCGCGTTGGAGGTGTCGCGGGTGTCGAGGGCCTGGGTCTGCCACTCATGGTTGACGGCGCTCGCCTTCTCGCGCTCGACGGCGGAGACGAAGGGCGTCTCGGTCGGGTCGATGCGGTAGATGATGTCGGCGAGGTCTTCACGGTTGCCGATGGCGGCATACGTGGAGAAGGTATTGGAGGGAAGTGCCATTGTCGGTAGCGGTCCTTAGCCGCGGGACCGGGCCCGCGCTTGGCGTAGCGCCCAAGCGTCTTTGATGGAGCCGGTCTGATCGAGTTTGCGTTCGAGGGCTTGGGTGTCGGCTGCCACACGCTCTCCGCGAGACATGGGCGTGCCTGGACGCTGCACGGGCGGAACGGGCTTGGCGGACACCTCTGCCCTGCGGGCCTCGGCGTTGCGCCAGCGCATGGCGTCGCGAACGAGGGCCTGCATGCGAGCATCCCGAAGGGGAAGGGGTCGCTTGCCGGTCCAACTGTCGCCGATTTCCGCGTCTTCAAACCCGATATCCTTGAGGTACTGAACGGCCTGCGCCTGTACCCTGTCGGCCTGCTTCGGGTCGTTGAACTCGGGGGCCATGGCCGCGAATTTCGCGTCCTGCTCGGCGGCGTACTGTTCGAAACGCTGCACGGCCTCCTGTTGAGCCCTCGCCTGCGTCTGAGCCATTTCCGTCTGGACGGCCTGCAATCGCTTCTGATGGAGATCCCACTGTGCGTAGCGGAACGGATCTTCGGCGGCGAGGCGTTGGGCGGCTTCCCACGACGTGATGTCGGAGAACTCAGCCTGATTTTGGCTCTGAAGCGTCTGGAGAAGGGCCGGAAGGGCCTGCTCGTACTGTGCGCGCTGCTGCTGCGCCTTGGCTAGTTCGGCCTCTGCGGCCTTGCTGGCTTCGGTCGCGGCGTTCTGACGACGGCGGAAGTCGGTTTCCCTCGCGGCCTCGCGTGCAGTGATCTTCTCCTGCATGGAGCGGGGCAGTTCAGCGAACTCGGCCTTCTCTTCCTTCGTCCAAGACCTCGGCGGCTCGATGGGCGGAAGGTTCTCGCCTTCCGGGTCGTCCTGCGTCGGTTCAGTCTGGCCGGGATCCTCGTCGTGAGGGGCGGCATCCTCCGCTTGCGCGGCGGGATCGGTGTCGGCGGGCTCGGCAGCCTGCGCGGCTGGCGCCTCGGCCTGCGGGGCGGGCTCCTTCGGCGCCAGTCGGGAGCGCGAGAGGAGCGATGCCGCCTCCGAAACGGAGAGGGGGGGCTGTGACGTCGCGGCGGGTTCGACCGGGAGGGCAGGCGCGGGGGCGCTGCCGGCGGCCTCGATGGCGTCGGACATGGATTTCCTGCGATGTTGGGTTGCGGGCTTTAGGCCGCCCGTTCGGCCTTCAATTGCTCAAGGTCCGCCTGGGCGATCTGCCCGTTGGCGATGACGGCGTTGAGGTGCGCCTGCACCTTGCCGACCACCTGCATGGCGAGCCAGATGCGCTCGCGCGCGTCGGTGTCGCGGGCGTCGGTCGCCTTCCAGAATTTCGTATAGTCGGCCTCCAGGGACGCGAACGCCTCCTTCAGCATGTCGTCGTCGATCAGGAGCGCCGCGCGCTTGGCGCGGGCGATGTCTGTCGCGATGCGGTCGGTCACGCCGCGTGATCCTGATCGACGGGCGCCGTCTCCGGCTCGTCCTCGATCACCGCCACCTTGCGCGGGCGGCCGGGCTTGCGACGGGCCAGCAGCGCGTTGGCGTCGGCCAGAATGCGCTCCTCGTCGATCTTCTCATAGACGGCGTTGCGGGCCGTGATGATCTGGTTCTGAACCATCTCCTGTCCGTAGGCTTCCGCCAGGCCGTAGGTGTCGGCGTCGCGGTAGATCGACGGATCGGAAATCAGAACGGCGCGATAGCCGCCCTCGTTGTTGTCGATGATGCGAAACGACATGCTCTCTCCTCTCAGGCCGCGCGCTCCAGCATCAGGGCCGCCATGAGGAGATCATTGTCATCCTCAAGTTCCTTGAGCCGGGCATTCTGACGCTCGATGACAGCCAGGGCTTGCACCATGGCTGCCTCCATCCCCCTGATCCGATGCAGCAGAGCATCGGTGTCCTCCACCGGGGCCGCCGGGGCTGCCTTAACTGGCTCCTGCGCCCGGGGGGCCGCTTCGCCGCGAGATGGCGCCTTGCCACCCGCGGGCTTTGGCTTGGCGGCATCCTCAGCCCGCAGCTCGGCGAGCATGTCGTCGAGCCGCTTGCGGGAATAAGACCGCCCGCCGCCAAGACCGAAGGGAAGACCGGACCCAGCCGCCCCTTGTCCGCCCGTCGCATCGGCGTTGTCGTTCGCCGCGGCCGTCTCGGCGACACTGACGTCGTAGGTCTGAGAGGCGGCGTAATCGCTGGCATCGACGGCTGCGGCAGTTTCCGCGACCGCCTTCGGGAACACCGCCGCCGCCGAAGACGTGTCGGCTGCGCTTCCGGCCTCGGCGACGACAGCGGTCGCCACCAGAGCGGAGGATGGCGCATCGGCGGCCGAAGCCGTCTCGGCTGTCGCCCCGGCGCGCACCGAAGCGGCGCCGCTCGTGTCGGCAACAGAACTTGTTTCCGCGACGCTGTCGCTGTACGTGCTGCCGGCCTTGACGCCGTCCGACGTATCGGCCGCGGACAGCGTTTCCGCCACTGCGGCAGGCATGACCTGCGCCGCCGACTGCGTCTCGGCTGCCGTTCCGGTTTCCGCCGTCGTGGCGCCGGCCACCATGGCGGCCGAGAAGGTATCCGCAGAACTCGCCGTCTCGGCTGCCGCGGCGCCGGCAACGAGCGCGGTGCCCGTCGTATCGGCCGCCGACGCGGTTTCCGCATCGGTGTCGTTATAGGACGAGCCGGTGCTTGCCTGCCACGAGGCCGAGACGATGAAGTTAGTCGCGCGCCCGGCTGGCGTGACCGTGATGGACCGCCCGGTCTGTGACGACATTCCGGTTTCGGATGCCGTGGACCAGTTGAGGCCCCCGACGACGCTATCGACGTCCTCCGTCGCAATGTTGGTCCACGTCACGCCGGCATTGGAGCCGTCGCACCCGCCCCAGCCGCCGATGACGATGCCGGCAGACGGGACGTTGAGAGACATCGACAGCGCCGACTTCGTCGTGTTGCCGTTCGACGCCGAATGGAACGCAGTGTTCGAAGACAAGCCTGTCAGCGTGTAAACGCTGATCACGCCGTCCGAATAGGTGCCCGACGCGGTGACGTCGATCGTCGCTGTCGTGCCCGAGGTGACGAGCAGCGTGTAAATGCCGCACGCCACGCCGCGCGTGCCGTTCTGCGAGCCCGAGACGACGGTCGTCGCCGTGGTGCTGTTGATCGCGACGCTGCTGATCGTCCTCGCCGGAACCGACGCTCGCCGGATCGAGCAGAAGACGACAACGAGACGGTCAGACGATGCCGTTCCGATATTGACGGACGAGAGAGTGACGGTCGCCGTCGTGCCGGCGAACGTGGTCGAGCCGATATAGGTCAGGGCCATGGTCGAGCCCCGCTAGGCCGCTGTCAGGCGCAGAGCGAAGAGAATGTCGGTATCCTCTTCGATCTCATCTAGAAGGGCCGCCTGCTGCTCCAGGGCCGCCGTGATCTGCGCCATGATCCCCTCCACCCGATCGAGGGCAGCCGTGACGGTTGTCGGCGGCAGCGCTGCAGGCTTGGCGAGGATAGGCGCAGAACGGGACTGCGGTTCGGCGACGGCTTCCCGCTCGACCGTCGCTTCGCTTTCAACCTGCTCGGGGACTTCTCCGCGTTTGTCGCGGAGTTTCCTGGCTGCCTTGACCTGCTTGCGCTCGGCCTTGCGCTGCTTGCGGGTCTTTTCGGCCTCGCGCGCATCCTCGGCGCGCAGCTCCTCCATGATCCTCTGCAGGCGCTTTTTCGAAAAGGCCGTGCCACCCCCGCCCGCCCCGAAAGGCAGTCCAGCGACAGCCGTGCCGCCTGATCCATCGGCGTTGTCGTTGGCCGCCGCCGTCTCTGAAACGCTGGCGCTGTAGGTCTGCGGCGGAATGAAGTCGGCGGTGTCTGCTGCCGATCCCGTTTCCGCGACACTGGCGCCGAGCACCGCCGTAGAGGCGACCGTCTCGGCGGCGCTGCCCGTCTCCGATACCGAAGCGACAGCGACTTGGACCGCCGACACCGTGTCGGAGGCCGACCCCGTCTCAGCAACCGCGCCAACACACACCGTGGCCGCGTTTGTCGTGTCGGCTGCGCTGCCCGTTTCCGCAGTGCTGTCGTTGTAGGTGTTGCCCGCCAGCGAGCCGTTGGAGGTATCGACTGCGCTGCCGGTTTCCGCCACGGTGGCCGGGATGACCTGGGCCGCCGAAGGCGTGTCGGCCGCCGCTCCGTTTTCAGCGACACCCGCACCGGCCGTCTGCGCCGTCGTGACGGTATCCGCCGCGCTTCCCGTTTCCGCGACCGCCCCGACCCTGACGGTGGCCGCGGTCGTCGTATCCGCTGCGGCGCCGGTCTCGGCCGCCGTGGCGACGGCGACGAGAACCGTTGCGGGGGTATCGGCGGCACTGCCGGTCTCGGCCAGGGCGCCCGCCCGTACCGTCGCGGCGCTTGACGTGTCCGCTGCGGTCCCCGCCTCGGCGACAGATGAACTCGCCGCTGCGTTGATCTCGCCATAGCCGGACGGAGCCGAAGTGCCCCAAGAACCCGAAGACGAGCGCAGGGTGAGTGTGTCTGTGTTGCCGAACTCGCCGGCCGCGATATAGACCGTCGATCCAAGGCCCGAGATCGATACGCCGCCGGTCTTGGCGACGGGGTCCGGGGTTCCTACGCCCGAACCGAGCCAAGACCCGCCGTTCGCGCGAGCCCACATCTGCTTGCCCGCCCAGTCAACGGCGATGCCAATGGCCGTGCCCGAGCCGAGAGTGCTGCCGTATGAAGCCCCCGACTGCGTGCCGTTGTTGCGGAACCACGCCGACGCGCCCGCATCCGAGACGATGCAGACTGCGTTGGCGTCGTTGCCGAGGCCGCCATTATTGTCGAAGGAGCCGTTAGCGACGCCGACGCGGAAATAGTCGTTCGTCCCGTTTCCGGTGAACAGAACTTCGAAATAAGTGTCGGCCGTGATGGCGTGGACAGAAGCCAGGCACTCGTCAAAGTCCACGCCGATCGTCGCGACATTGTTGCCGCTGGACAGCGTGAAGTCTGGCCCTTTTTTACTGCTGTCCCATGTCGTCGCCATCGGCTAGCCCCGCGGGGAAGTTACAGGGCGAGGCTGTAGGTCACGTTCAGTGTGTCGCCCGAAACGACCAAGCGCGAGCCGCCGGAAAACGTGCCGGTGGACAGGAGAATGCCGCCGGACGCCGCCGTGTCGCTCACCGTCGTGCAGGCCGCATTGGCGTACACGAGGAAGCAGCCGGTGATCGTCGCCGTACCCGTGATGGAGAACGACACGGCCGACGACGTCGCCTTGCTGCCGGCAGAAGCCGCCGAGAAGGTCGGCGCGACGCGGGCGGCGATGACGGTGGCCTCGACCTGCGGCGAGGGAGATGCGTAAGTCGAGGAGGCGTTGCCGACCGTCGTGTGAAGGCCAACGGCGACGTTGGTATAGGCCGTGCCGCGGTCCAGGAACTTGTCGAGGATCGCGTTCTTGCCCTGCGTCGTGACGGTGTTCGGGCACTCGGCCTCCCACTTCACGACGCCATCGGCGCCGATGCAGGTGACGTGATAGACGCCGACCGCCTTCAGGGCTTCGATCATGGACGGGCGCGCGACGAGGCCCGCCGCCGAGCCATCGGCCGCGTTGAGCATTTCCATGTGATGATCCTCAGTTCAGTTCGTCAAAACCGGCGAGCTTGCCGTTGGCGTCACGGGCAAAGCGGATGGATCGCGATTTGGGGGCCGGCATGGCCTCTGCGGCCTCGCCCTTGGTGCCCTCTGCAGCCTGTTGGCGCTGGCTTTCACGCTCGCGCTGTTCGAACTCCGCTGCCGCCTTCTGCTTTTCGAACTCGAAGCGCATCAGATCGAGCGTGCGCTGGTGGTCGAACTTCTGCTGCGCCAGTTGCGCTTCGAACGCCGCCTTCTGGCGCTGCGTCTCGACATCCGCCTGCATCTGCGCGTTTTCGACTTCTGCCTGCCGCTGCATCTGGACGCCCTGAAGCTGCGCGTCGCGCTCGGCCTTCATCTGGTCCATCTGAGACTTGACCTGCATCTCCCGCTCGCTCATGGCGGCCTGCGCCTGGAGCTGCTGCTGCTGCAATTGCGCCGCGCCCTGCTGCTTGACCTGCTCGAGCTGCAACATGGCCTGCGCCTTGGTCTGCTCGGGGTCGGGCGGCTGCTGTCCGGTCTGCGGGTTCTGCGCCGGGTCGGTGAAGTACAGATCCGGGTTCTTGAACCCGGCCAGGCGCACGAACTGGCTGGCCGAGTTGTAAAGCTCCTTGGGCGTCACGAGACCCACCGCGGGGTTCATCTGCGCCTGGATCTGCATGTTGATAATGGCCTGCAGGCGCATGAGCTGCTCGGCCTTCGAGCCGTCGCCCAGCCCGACGTTCACCGTCATGTCGTCCCGGGTCTTCCAGTCGCGCGGGTTGATCTCGACCCACTTGTTGCGCAGACGGACGGTGCGGCGACGGTCATCGTTCTTGCGAATGACGCCGTGCAGCAACAGGAACATATCGCGGATGCCCGTCTCGGCAAAAATGCGCGCGATGAGCTTCGTTTTGGCCTGAACGGCGTTGAAGACCTGATTAACCGCGGTGGCGCTCTGGTTCTGAAGCGCGTCGGCGTTCAGGCCCTGGCCGCTGCGGCTTACGCCCGTGCGGAACTCGCGCGTCTGGTCGATGTACTCAATGGCCGGCATGACGATCGGCGCGATCGGGTTATTCTGGATCGGCTGCACCGCGCCCTGGTCCTTGACGCGGATCACGCCGCCCGGGCGGTTCGCCAACAGATCGTCCAGCGTGCGCTCGGAAGCCCCGCTTTCTGAGACGATGTATCGGTTGTTATTGGCGAGGTAGATGTTGTCCAGCATGCCCCGAAGCAGGGCCGTCTTGATCCGCTGGATGTCCACCACGAGGTCCGCCATGGACTTACCCCAGAAGCGGTGCGTGACAATGACCGGCGTCATCGCCGCAAAGGGCATTTCGTCCACGGGGTCGATGCACTCGCGCCCGTCTTTCTTCAGGATCTCGTTCTCGCCGCCCGCCGTCGTGACCTGATACAGCCGGGCCACGCCGTCGCCCTCGTAGTTCATCAGGGCGTAGTGCTCGATGACCTCAATGAGCCGCGCGGCCTCGTTCACCGTGTCGCCGCGGGTAGACCACTGCTCGATCGTGTCGCGGGACTGTTCCTCGACATTCTGGCTGGGCGACTTCGACGGCAGGCCCTCGACCTGCTCGCGGTCATAACCCTGTTCGATCAGCTCGGCCTGCGTCCGATACACGCGATGGGCGCAATAGGTGGCGTCTCGGATCGACCGCGCCTTGCGAGAGATCATGAACTCTTCGGGCGGGACCGCCATGACACGGGCGTTGGAATAGTCCCGCTTCGTGACCACCGTGACATCATGCAAGGGCTCGCCCGTGACCGGATCAGGGTGCTCTGTGTGCTCCACCACCTCAATCTCGGGATCGGAGACGATGGCCGCATACACGTCCTCGGGCTGATCAAGATAGGTTTCCCGGCACTCCTTGTCGGTGGTTTCCCACCACACCTTGACGATGCCGTTCTTCTGAAGCAGCGCGTCCTTGATGAAGCTATAGAGGATGATGAAGCCCGGGTTCTTCTGCATGAAGACGTGATTGACGTAATCCGTCTCCTGCTCCGCTGCGTCCATGTCCTCGGGGCCAACCGGCTCGAAGCGCACCACTTCGTCAGACGAGCAGAAAATGTCCATGAGGGCGGGCAACAGCCCCTCGACGGTATCCTGCACGTCGGAAGAAATGGCCGCCGAGCGCCCTTTTGGGGGCTGCATGTCGGTCATTTCGCCGTTGTAATAGTCCATTGCCCGCGTGCGCTCTTCGGTGAGCTTGCTTGCGGTGGACGTACCTATGGCGTGGGCATGCTCAGCCGCCAGCAATGCCTTGACGGCTGAAACGTCCATCTTCGCCATGCGTGTCGTCCTGTAGGGGAAAGGGGCCGCCGAGAGGGTGACGAGCGGCGGCCCCTCACACGCATCAGCGCCGGGAGGGCGGCGCGAGCGTTACTGGCGGGTTTCCCCGCTTTCGTCTTCATCGGCCTCGAGGAGCGCCATGGCTTCCATGACGCGCTCATGCGCGGACAGGCTTTCGGCATCGCGGGCAGCCTGGATCATGGCGACGACGACCTCTGGCGTCTCCCGCACCTCAATCGCGCCGTTCTGCGTCCAGACGACGCCCCCGGACGGCGCCGGCGCAACCGTGACGATGAACTGAGGCGCGATCCATACCGGCACGTCCACGAACCTGCCTTCGCTAAACATCTCTTTCGTGAGCTTCAGCATGTCCCCTCCTCAAAACCGATCGTCGTCGGCGTATGCCAACTCACGGTTGAACGCCTTGCCCTTGGCCGGCTCCTCATAGGCGATCGCCATCAGGCCGAAGGCGTCCGACCCGTGCGATGACCAATCGTGTTCAGGCCCAAGCCCGACGTTACGGGCTTCGTCCTTGCGCTCGTGGTAGTAGCCCAGCGCGTCGCGACCCGCTTCCGTGGTGGCCTCGTTGAACCAGCACTTGCCGAAGATGCGGCGCACCGCCTCCACCCGCATCATCGCCGCGCCCTTGCCCTGGTTGCGGATGATGTGGGTTTCAAACCCGGCCTCTCGAATGTGCTCTTCGTACCGCTTGCCGGTGATGTTGTTCTCGTTCACGCCGTCATGCGGCAGGTAGCAGATCGCCTCCTGCCAGCCGCGCTTGCGCAGCTCGGTCATGTAGTAGGCGAGGACTTGCCCTTGGCCCTCGATGTAGTCGAGGACGCGGATTTCGTGGGCGACCCACTGCACCAGCCAGATCGCCATGGCATCGGCAGAGGCGCCAGATCCACCAAGATCGAAGAAGGCCCGAACGGGTAGAAGGGGGTCGGCAGACACACGCCCGATGCGGCTAGTTGCCTTTGCCTCTGCCAGCACGCGGGCGAAGTAAGCTCCTTCGAAGGCCCGGGCATAGTCGCCTTCCCAGATGTGTTCGTAGCGATCGGGATAGCGCCAGAGATCCAGCTTGCGCTCTTCGTCCAGCACCTTCGGGAACCAAGGGTTGTCCCGCCAGTTCGCCTTGACGACGATCGCGCTGTCCACCTTGGCAGCGCCGCGCAGGAAGTCGTCAACGGCGTCCGACTTGCGCCGCGGGTTCCACGAGAACCAGATTTCCGAGCCGTCCTCGCGAATGGTCGGGCGCAGCAACGACAGCGAGCGGTTGGAGAGCGTCTGCGCTTCCTCAACCCACGCGATGCGGCAGCCTTCCAGCGACTTGATGCTTTCGGCATTATGATCGGCCATGCCTTGGAACAGGATCAAGCCGTTGCCGGGCGTCTCGACACGATCCTGAAGCACGTTGAATTGCCCGCCGACGTTCATGGCGGCGATCTTGTCCTCGATCAGCTTCTTGGACGATTGCGCCAAGGTCTTCTGCACTTCGCGAATGCAGACGGCGCGGGTGCCTGGCTTGAGGATGCACTCTTCCACCAGCATCTCGGCGAAGAAATGCGACTTGCCCGAGCCGCGCCCGCCCCATGCGCCCTTGTAGCGGGAGGGGGCAAGCAGAGGCTCGAAGACCTCAGCCGTTGGAAGATGGAGGACGGACAACCTCGCGCCTCACTGCATGGACGAGTGGCCTGTCCTCGTTTCCTTCGATCGTCACCGTCGAAAGATCAGGCAGCGTCTTGCGCAACAGGATCTCGATCGACTTAAGCTGCGTCTGCGTCAGTTCGACTTCGCCTAAAGCGCTAGCTTGCAAGCGATTGATAAGCTGACTGGTCTGTATGCGCTCGCGGACCTGGGCCTTGTGGGCGAGTGTGATGCGAGCTGCCATGTGAACCTCCGCAACGGCGGCCCGAAGGCCGGGGGGCTGCGTCTGTGTGCTTCCCTGTTACGCCGGGAGGATCGCATTGATGTCGGCCGTGATGCCGTCGATCTGCTGCTGCACGACTTCGTCATGCTGGGCGAGGGCGGCGTTGACGGCGTCGGCTTTGTCGGCCTGGATGGCTGCGGCACGGTCTGCGGCGTTCTGCAGGTCGGTTGCATCGCGATCGGCCAGGGCTGCGGCGACGGCGGTTGCCACTGCGGCGTCGATGGCGGCGGGCGAAGCCGATGCGGCTGCGGCCTGGAGATCGGCGATGCAGCCGGCGATGCGTGAAACGGCCTCACGGAGGCCAGCGAGTTCGGCCATTTTCATCTCCATGTCGAGGACGGCGCGGGCAACCAGCGTGAGGAGCGGGTCATTCATGGCCTAGGCTCCAAACGCAAAACGCCCGCCTGCGGATTTCTCCGGGCGAGCGAGGTCACTGTGAGAATTTGCGCATGAAACGCAGGAAAGTCAAGCCCGTGTTTCATTGCGCCATGTCCTGTCTGCGGAGATCGCCCGCCAGTTCGGTCGATGGCGGGAACGTGTATGCGATAATCTGGGCTGTCTCGGCTTCGACGCGCATCAGCTTGAACGACGTTCCTACGGCGATGCCTAGGGCCAGGATGGCGGCGACGAGGGCGAACACGGCGATGACGAGCGTGACCATCAGCGAGTGACCTTGAAGTGATCGGCAAGGCGTTGCAGGCCCTCACGCAACGCCAGCAGTTCCTCGTGGCCGACGGGCGCCGCGCCCTGGATCACGACGCTGGCGACGACGCGGCTTGCGGCGGACGACATGCCGAGTGCGCCCTCCGCGGCGTAGTAGCGGGACAGCGCCTTGCGGTCGCGCTCGGCGTCGCCTTCGCCGGGCTGGCCGCGCACGCTGGAGATGTCCTGCCCTTGCGGGGTGCGGGGCGGGCAGCCGAGGGCGACGTCGGCGCGTTGGACGGTTTCGAGGAACAACTTGCCGGCGGCGTAGCGGCGCGCGTTGGCATCCTTGGCGTGAGGCTCGGCGGGGGCAGCGAGGCGGCCCCACAGGAACAGTTTGCCGAGCGCCCATTCGAACTCGGCGCGGGCCTTGGCGTCCGACATGACGGCGTCGCGGATGCGCTGGGCGTGGGCTGTCATGGACTGCCATTCCGAGTGGGCCGATCGGGCGCGGGAGAGCTGCCCTGATGGCGTGCGCGGGCCGTCCTTGGCCGGGCGACCCTTCTTGGCAGGCATGCGTGAGATCTCCAGTGCAGCGCTCATTCGTCGTCCACCTCTTCTGAGCCGCGGTGAGCGTTCACAGTGACCGTCACGTCCGACATGAACGGCCGCCAGTCCATCGCCATGAACAGGAACGTGACGAGCGCGGCGGTGCCGGCACCCACGGTCAACACCGTCTGGCAGATCTCGTGAATGGCGGCGTCGCTCATGCCACGCGCTCCCGCTCGACGATGGCGAGGCCGCGCGCTTCGAGAGCGCGGCAGAACTCCTCGGCTTTCGTCAGGTAGTCGGGAGCGGGCTTGCGGGCGTTCGTGCCGTCCACTGCGGAACGGGGAGCGCCGAAGTAGGTCGCGACAGGACGGCCCGCCGAAATGGCGGCAAGGCGGCGTTCCCGCAGGAACTCCTGAAGCCGTCCCTCCGAAGTGGCCCAGACCTCGGCGACAGCGTGCAACGTGTGTCTTGGTGTCATCGGTGGGCTCCCTTGGAAGTCCACCGGTACGAGCGGCGCAGCTTGCTTGTGCCTGATCCGGGAAAGCGAAAGCTATGCGGGTTTATACGTAGCGCTAGCTTGTCCACAGGAACCGTCTCCGATTTTCAGCGTTGCCGACGGGGGCTTTCGGGTGGAGGGAAGCGACCATGGCCGAATGGGTGAAGCTGGGCGACCTGGCGGGCCTGCTGGCGAGCGAACATCTCAGGCAGTCGCGCTTGTGGGTGGAGGCCACTCAGTGCGAAAATACTGGCCTTCCTCGGCCCCCCGGAAAGTCGTCACGGGCTCTTTCCCGCCTCGGGCAGCAATCCAGGCGTTCCACTGCTCGCTCCCCCGGCGGACCCAAGCATGTGCGGCCGTCGTCACCACCGCATTGATCGGGACGGGACGGGCATTCGAGGGCAACCGCTCGGAGCCGCGCAGCATCCAGTTTGTGAATGCCCGATCCCAGTCCAGCTTCACGGCATTCGATCCTGAGGCAGCCAGAAAGTGGTTGCGGAACTTCTCGGCCTCGCGGTCAAACTGGACCGCGGTGAACCCGAGCTTGGCGCCGTGAGCGACGTGCTCTGGCGTGGGCTGCCAATCCGGCGAAATTCGCTTGCCTCGCCTATCTCTGGTTTTTTTTGGTTGTTCTAGTTCTAGTTCTCTTAGAGTAGGCACATTAGTGACGTTTGTGACGTCACGCGCGTCACCCAACTTGTTTTCTTGAACCTTTTCAATGCGTCCAACAGTCGCTGTGACGTTTGTGACGTCACGCGCGTCACGCTTTTCTGTGACGTTTGTGACGTCACTTTCGTCACGGGTCTTGCTCCTTTCGCGCCACTTGCGGGTGCGCTCGGCGGGGCTCATGACGGGCTTCTCAGAAGCTGCGACGGCGTCTTTCGTTGCTGCCAAGGCTTGCTCAATCGGGACGCCCGCCGCGATCATGGCGTCGATCATGTTGATGGCGTCTCGGGCCTTCACAGCAGCGCCTCCAGCAAGCGGGCGCGTCCCGCCTCGTAGGACTGCTTGGCCCGCGCGACGCGCTTGCGATCGAGGTCGGCCGCGCGCAGTTCCTCGGGCGTCATCTTGGGGCCGCGAACCTTCTTGACCTTGGTGCGCGCGTACTCGCGCATCCGCTCGCGCTTCTGCTCCAGCAGCTCGGCCGCGGACAGGATCGGCCCGGGAGCAGCCTTATTCGTGCCGTCGAGACGAGCCTGATGCGCGCGGACGGCGTGCAAAATCGTCGTGTGATCCCGGTCGCCGAGGAAAATGCCGATGCGCGGCAACGACCATTTCGTCTGCTTGCTGATCTCCCAACACACCTCCTGCCGACACCGCACGAGGGGGACGAAGCGGCGTTGCCCCTTCACCTCGTCAACCGTGAACCCGTGCTTGTAGGCGAGCGTGTGCAGGATTGACTTGGCCTTCTCGCCATCGGTCAGCGGACGCGGGCCGATCGGTACGATGTAAATTTCCCGCCCCGTCGTCAGGTCCAGGATGTCGTGGCGTTCGGACGGCATCACCGCAGCATGCGTTTCCACGACGTGGCGAACCATCGGCACGAGCGTCGGCGTAAAGTCGATCATGTCGCGTTTGGGCAAGGCGGGAAGTGCCTGCCGGGCGACGAGGATCTGGTTGACCGTCTTCGGTCTGAACTTCGCGCGGATCTCGGCATAGCGCGCCATAAACACATCCGGCGTCTCATGAGCGGCACTCATGGCGTTGTCACTCCACGATTTCTTTGATGAGGGCGGAAAAGCGCGGGTCATCCTCGCGCTCGTGAAGGCGGCGCATAGTCAGGAACGCCGCCTCAAGACTGGCGAGGTGCTGGCGCTGCGTGTCGATGTCGGATTTAGGCCAGCGCGGGTCGGCGTTACGGCGCTCGATGAAGGCGCGCAGGTTCGTGACGGAGCGGGCGATGGCGGCTGTCTGCCAGCGCAGGGAATGCGTGCTCATCGCAGCAAACCCCATGCGCGAAGGGCGTTCTGAACATCGTCGAGGCTCCAGCAGACAGCCGTATCGGCGCCGAGCGCCCTGGCCTCTGCCATAAAATCCTCTTGCTCTGGCGTCGGTTTGTTCCGGCCCAACTTCAGCTCGATGAAATGA